TGGTTTCCGCAAAGGATGGTAATCCTTTTGCATTAGCTCGTAATTTACCTAGATATAATAATTATTAATGTTCATTCTGTATATATCCAGAATTCCATATACATCTATACTGATTTGGGTACACCAGGGTGTACCAAATACAGAATAGAGGTTAATTTTTTAGTATTTTGTATTTGCTCGAACTAATGCATTATATAATACTATATTTGAAATATTTCCAAAAACATGTAATTGGCTATGACATAATGTAGATCGTAATATATCACATCTTTTATAATAATATACACCTATTGGATAAAAATAAAACTCCAATTAATAATAACCCATAATATAAGTATATATTTGGTTTATTACATAAGAGGAAATGAAATGATCTAGAATCATTTATAAAGCAAACATTATATGCATATAATGTTTTATAAATTATTGCAATATGCACATAAATCATATCTATATATCGTCTCCATGAATAATCTGGATGATACCAATAGTTTATAGATGTTAACCATACACCAAATGGCGCCGGTGCCAAATAATAATGACCTCTATATACAGCAAATAACCCAGATATACATGATAACCAAGATGTATACCATAAAAAATTACTATATGGTTTAGATATAATTGTGCACATACAAATATGCAATAAAATGGTATAATATACTATATAGTATGATTACTTTAAGTGATTACTCTTTTTATAATAAGGATAGAATCGGCGCGGATATTGCAGATGAAACTCAACGCAATTTAGCAAATACACGATACTCCACTTATATTCTTAATAATTACTGGGACGGGTCCGTTTCAAATCATGTAGATTTTGCTACACAAATGCAGAGTGTGAACTTTAGAGGTAATGGTGGTGGTGCAGGAATCCCTGGTAGAGTAATTGATTACGATTCTATATTACTTATCAAGGGTGATCAAGAGAGGGCATTTGAAAAATTACAATTAAATCAGCGCCCATTTGCCACCGTTCCATATTTAGGAAGAGGATCCGCAAATCCTGATTTAGAATCTCAGCTTTTACAGGGCGAATGTGTTAGTGATAAAAAGAGCTTGACTACAGTTATGGATAAAGCGTATATTGATTATAATCAATATCCTTTATTAGATGAAGTGAAAGGGCGTGTTACAAATCCTTCATATTCTGTGGAGGAGGCAGCTTTAGCAGGATGGGTCCGTGGTGGGTTACCCTCTAGAGAACTTTCGAATGACGCCGTTAAAAAATAAATATAAGGGGGGATGGTGAAATAGAAATATTGGCGTAAAACTTTTCCTATTTAGGAAAACTAATATCTATAATTATTATATATTATTCGTTCAAAATGACTTCTCTTAAAGTACAAGGTGGATTTTTCGGCAATGACCAACAAGAGCAAAGACAGAGACAACAAAACGAGCATGATGTTTCTGGTGGCCGTCGCCGCCGCAGAAGCAGCTCTAAGCGCAGAAGACAGCAGGGTGGCAAGCGCAAGTCCCGCAAGGCCAGAAAGTCTCGCAAGGCTCGTAAATAAATATTTACATACTTAAATAATTGATGTATTATAATACATAATACATCAAAAAAAAATGCTTACACCGAAAGATTTAGAATATATTCCTACACAATATAATTATCATATACAAATACAATACAATGACAATACAGAATATCGTAAATGTTTCAGAGATGTTTTTCGTATAGATACAGAACGAATTATAGAGAACCTGAAAAAAATATATACAGATTTTGATAATTTTGAAGACGAAACTAAAGACGAACTTATTTTTGATGACGATAAAGTGAATCAAATTATGGGTGAAATTATAGATAATACAGAAAAACACGAAATATTTAGAGAACTTTATAAAAAGGCGGCATCCTTTATGATTTCGGAAGATTTGGAAATAGGTTTATCTATTTTATTATCCTATGATTATTTACAATATTTTCATTCGGTTCTTATTGATTGGTTTCATAGAATAGAAAAATGCGAAAATCTAGACAACTTTTCTATAACATCGGCGGCATATATTAAACTCCGAGAACATTTGTTTAAGCCTGTAAAATAATATGCAGTGTGTATATAATGGCATCTACACGCAATCGTAATACAAGAGGTGATTATATGTTAGAAAAACAAGCATATATTAAAACATGCGATTATAATACTTATGAATCGTATGGTGTTCCGAATACATCATATTATCCGGGTGTTGGTATAGCTGGTGCAAAAATGGCCCGTGATGAATTAACATATAATTCATGTGATATAGAATCCGATTTATTCGGTATCGGTTCTACAAATCTAGAAAAACGACAAATGAAATTAATTCCAAGTATTAAAACGAAACAAAGTTTGAATTTTGCGAATCGGGTGCCTCTTTATATGCCCAAACCTTTGGAAGTTGATACCACAATACAACGACCATTATATTTATCTTAGATTTTGTATAGTTTTGGATTGGTCATTCGTGTGGATCGATAATCCATTTATTGGATCTTGTTTTATTATTTTTAATAAATTTTTTCCTGAATGATGTATTTTTACTTGGTGTACGATATGGTCGATTCAATAATTCTTGTTTATCTATGTATTCGATGAGTCCGGTATCTTCTTTACCCACCATGCCCGGTCTTATTTTGGGTGGTTCGATGGTGGTGGCGGGTTTCGGTTGTGAAGAAATATCTATAGATGGTTCGTTATTTTCTTTTATTATACCTATAGATGGTGATTCAGAATTAAATGAAATTTTTGTTATAGGTTCATCTTCGTCATATGATGTATCATCAATATCATAATCAGTATATTCATCTTCGTCGGTATCATCATCATCTACATGAGAACCCAATATTTGTTGTATAGTTTCTAATATTTTTTGGTTCTCTATATCGGATATTGGTGGTAATACTGAGGTTGGTATGATTTCTATAGTCATACGATCATTATGATTTGTCCAATCTCCATCTGGAAATATTTCTATGGGAATATTAATTTGGGCAATTGCATATTTTGATTGTTTGAATGACATATTTTATAATTATATTGTTTTGTTTTTATTTCGATACAAAACAATATTAGATATTTGTGTTATTGATGTTTTAAATTATTGGGTTTCAGGCGTTTTTATCTTTTGAGTCAATGGGGGCAATCGTCTAGGTATAGGTCCAGTTACAGGTGTAGTTCCAAGTCCAGTTTCAGTATCAGGTATAGTTCTAGTTCTAGTTCCAATTACTGCTTTTGATTCTGGCTGATTATTAATAACTAACTTATTATCGGCGCGTTTTGATCGATCATCATTGGATATTTGATTGATATTCGAAGATGATGATTTAATTATTTCATCTACTATTTGAATTAAACTTAAAATATGGTTTTTAATTTTTTTATCTTGTATACTATCATGTTGTATACTATTTAAAAAAGTTTCAATATCACCAAGTTTCGATCCATTAGGTGGCTTTATTATATTCATAATTTCTTCATAAATTCCAATATATTCTTCATTTAATGATATTTCACCCCCTGAATCTATCACACCTTTTAAATCTTTTTCAGGAGTTAAACTAGAAACTATAAAATCTTTATATTCCATCATATCTTTAAAAAATAAAAGTTTTAATAACATTAAATATATTGCGTGTTGTTTTGCTACAATCACTAATTTTTCATGTGATGTTTTAAATGATTCGGATGTAGATGGATTCTGTATATTTGCCAAAATATTATCTACATCGCGTTCTAATTCGTTTTGTTTTTGCATTAATAACGATAACAAAGGATTTTCATTATCAGTGGTTATATCTTTTATTAAAGTTATATGATAATAATAAACATAAAAAATGTATAATAAATTTAATTTTATTGTTCTTCTTTCAGCGTCGTTTAAATTATTATAATTATCAGATTGTCGAATTTTTTCTGGAGTTATTAAGTTTGTAACTGATATTTTATCTAGTAAATATTCTTCACCTGAACCTTTTATGCTATCTTTTTCAATTGTTTTATTTTTGTTTAGTTTTATAATTTTTTGTCCTTTTGTATTTTCTAATAATTCGTATTTATCTTTTTTTTGAGGTATTTGTTGTTCTCCTAGTTCTGATGCTGGTTCTGATCCTGGTTCTAGTGCTGGACCTAGTTCTGATTTTTGTTCTTGTTCTGATAATTCTTTTAATTTTGATTTCAATAAGTGTGTAATTTCTTCTATAATATCATATTTTTTTTTGGGAAAAAAATTATAAAATAATTGAGTATAAACTAATCTTGAATCATTAATAAATTCTTTTTCTTTTTCTTTTTCTTCTTTTTTACTTAATATATTTTTTATATTGTTAAATTTATGTCCAAGTTCTTTATCTTTCTCTGTTTGTAAATATGTTATTAATTTTGCAGTATCACTGTCACTGTCTATATCTGTGTTTAACAATGATTCTATATCTAAAAGATGTAACAACCCTTTAATATCCGTTTTTGGTTTTTCAGGTTTTGTTTTTTCATACAATTTATATTTATATTCATATATTCTAATACATAATTTTTTTCCAAAATCAATTAAATTAGTATTATTATAGGAATCTAATAAAAGTTGTGAAGATATTTTAAAAAATTCTTCTTTTTCTTCTTTTTTTTTTGCTTTATTAAACCATTCTTGGAACTGGGTTAAATCTGCTGCGGTTGGTAATTCCAATTGAGGTTCAGTACCTTGTAAACCTGCTTCTTCTTGTCTTAAACTTTCCAGTTTTGCATTTAAATCTTCTAATTCACTCTGTAATTCTGGATCATCATCTGTTGTGATTTTTTCTTCAATTTCTCTAATTCCTTCTTCAATTATTTTTGATTTTAATATTCTCAAAAATTTTTGTTTGTCTTCCTTTCCCTTTAATTTTGATATAATAACTTTAAAATTATCATCCTTTGTTTGGGATATTTCATCATCGTGAAGTATTTTTTCTTCTACTGCTATTTCTTTAACAGATCCGAGTATCCTTCCAATATTTTCATTTTTCTTATATTGTTCAAATTTTTCAATAATATCTTCTGAAAAAACAATCGGTTCTGTATCACCGGTTAAAAGTGTCTCCGCTGTATTATAAAAATCGTCTAATTCATTTAATTGTGGTATTTTTTTTGATGATTTCTCGAATAATCGTTCTAGTTGTTGCGATAGTTGTGGTATAGATGATGGTTGCAATGGTTGTTGCGTTGTTTGTGGAGATGGTGTTAGAGATGTATCTTGCGATGGTAGTGGAGATGATGGTTGCGATGATTCTGATAAAAATTCCTTTGGTTTAGGTTTTTGCATTAATGAATTATTACCATTAACGACTGCAGTTGAAACATCAGGTTGGACTGAAGACACATATGCAGGTTCAGACGTTGAACTTCTTTGTAAATCGTCAGGTTGTTCAGAAGACACAGACTTTGCAGAAGACCATTGTTTTGCTATTACTTTCATATCAGAAATTATTTCTGGTTTAATATTTTTTGCCCAATTATCTGGTATTTTATCACCAAATTCTTTCTTTGCAGTTTCTTCAGCAATTTCTTCAATTACACGATCAGTAATATTTTCCCCATTATTTTGTTTTTCATATAAAGATGTAATAAATTTTTCTTTTAGATCCGATAATTCGCTTTTTTCTGATTCTTTTTCTAGTTCATCGTCAATTTCTATGCCTTGTTTTTTCATTTGTTTTGCCAATTTTATATATTGTTCTCGTTTTAATAAAAGCTCCTGTTGTCTCTTGAATAATTCTTGATCAAATGTATCCAACTCTTGTTGTTGTAATTGAGAATCAATCTCTTCAATTTCAGATTTTATTTTCGATTGTATTCCAGGTAGTTTCTTTTTTTCTTCATTGTTTAAAGATTTGTTATTCACTAAAGAATCAATTATTATTTCTTCTTCTTGAGAAATAGGAATAGGCAATGCTGTTTTAAGTAATAATTTGTCATTTATTTTAGAAATTTCTTGAAATATTTTTTCATATAAAATAGCTATATGCAATGATACAGATTCATTTATTAATATTTTTTTGGATATAACATTTTCTATTAAATTTTTTAATGATTCAATAGTTATAGTTTTATTATAATTTTTAGAGCCTTCTAATAAATATTGAAAAGTCTTAATTTCATCCTCCAACAAATTTTTAAGTTTGTTTATATCAATAGCGTTTATGGTTTTTTTTTCATTACTAAATAATATAGCTATTGGCTCTTGTATATCAGCATTTTCAAATAAAGTATCAAAACTCTTCAAAACAAAATCTACATCAGATTTTGTATATTTCGATTGAAAAATATCTTTTAAATTTGTTTTAAAATTTGCTACATTGTTAGATGTTTGTAATAATTCAAAATATTTATAAAATGTTTCTGTTATATCTAATGGTGTAGATTGATTGGGATATGTTTCTGTTTCTTGTGTGGGCACTGGTACTGGCACTGGTACTGGCACTGGAGTTGGTATTGTTGAAAGTTTTACTGGCTGGTCTGGAGTTTTACCGCAAACTTCCAACGCTGCTTTTAAAAATGCATATAATAAAAATTGACCAATATATTTTTGGGTTTCATCATCTGTTTTGGTTGAAATTGTTGAATCATATAAATCTACAATAAAACTGTTTTCTCTATTATATAATTCTTTATGATCATCTTCTTTTGTAGAATTTGATATAAAATCTGAATTCGTAAAATAAAACTCATTTTTTTCGTTATAATTATCTCTATAATAAATAAATAAATCTCTTATTAAGTCTGAGCATGTTGACGGTGGGTCTAATTTTTCTAATATAGGTTTTATCAACATTAATAATTGTTTACATTCGTTTATTATATTTTGAATTGTAATATTTTTATTTATTTTATTATTTGTAATATCAATAATTTTTTGTTTATTTTCAGATTTTTCATCATATTCTTTTATTAATCTAGAAATATTTTTTATACTAATATCATCATCGTCGTCACCAAATAGTAATTGTTTAATATTTCTATCAATATTACTTTTTATTTCATAATAATCTCCATTTTGTGAAATTGACGATTCTATCTGTTTTTTTGTATTATCAAATAATTGTTTAATATCGTCATTTAATTTTTGTATATTTACAGATTGTTTATCTCCCTCAAATTGCTGTTTCTTTTTTAATATTTTATTATTTATTTCTTGTAGTTTGGAAATTATATCATCAGCGTTTGATAATTTTAATATATAATCTTTTTTTTGTTCCAAAAAACTAGAAATTTTGTTATTTTTATCTTCTATTATTTGAATGATAGCATTATAATCTGTATCGTTAATTTCACAACCTGATTCTTTTAATCCATGTTTTTCTTTAATTATATTTTTTATATAATTCTTTGCTTCTTCATCATTATTTAATAATGCAGCCGCTAATACAGTCTCTTTCTCATTGGTTAAATAATTTTTATAAAAAATATATGTCATATTTGAACTCAACTCATCAAATATATTTTTATTTAAACCAGTAATTTTTTTTATTTTTCCATCCTGTGTATTATAGTTTATTAAATTTTCTGAATTTATATTTTCGTCGTTATTTATAAGATTTTTTATTTTATCTATTAAAATTACAAAATCCTTATCAACACATTTATCAAAATCATTAAATATAGGCGGTTGTATTGGATTTATTATTTTATTTATTTCAATTAATATTGATTTAATATTTGAACAATATGTCTCAAATATTTCATTAAATTCAGTTTCATATATTGTTTTTAATTCATCTGTTGTTAATGAATTATTAAGTCTGTTTATTAAATTTTTAATTTGTTCATTACAACCTTCTTGTTGTCTTTCTGCTTCTGCTAATTCTTGTTTTCTTTCTGCTTCTGCTTTTTGTTGTCTTTCCGCTTCTGCTTTTTGTTGTCTTTCCGCTTCTGCTTTTTGTTGCTTTTTTGATTCTGTTATTTCAACTTGTTGGATAGGTTCTTCAACTTGACTAGCATTTATTATACCAATCAGTTCATTTAAAAAATTATATAAAAATAAATTTCTTTTTGTTTGTGTAAAAAGTTTTAAAAAACTGTCATAATTCCTTGCATTTATTTTATTTTCATGTAAGTATAAATAAAAAAAGATTTTATTAACATTTATATTATTAAAAAAATTTTCAATATCTTTAGGTATTTGTTCTAATGCAAAATCATCGTCTCTACTATATTCATCATATTTTTTAAATAATAAATAATAAAACCCACTAGAAAGAAATGTTCTTTCTAAGCTTATTTTTGATGCGGGGTCTTGTATTTTTTCATTAATTTTTGTTTCAATCTCTTGTTTTATGCAATCAAAACAATCATTATTTTTTCCTTTATACATATCATTATCCTTAAATTTTACATTACCAACGTCATCATAAATATTTTCATAGATAAAACAATTATTAAACACATCTAAAATAATTTTAAAACTTTCTATATCATCCCTTTTTAATACTTGAACTGTACCGCCTTTTTTTATAACTTTGCGTTGTCGTCTTTTTGTTGATCTATTTTTCTTTTTAATAAAATTTTTACTATGTTTTTTTGATAATTTTTTTTTAGCCATTTATATTAATATATTCAAATAAAACCTATATATTCATTTATCATTTTTTACTTAGAAAATTAAATCTAAATAAAAAATCATTCATTAAATTTCACTATAATTTTCACCGTCTCCTTCTTAATACATTTACATGCCGATATAGACAATTCCTCGCGTTTCTTTCGTGTTTTACCCGCCCCCATATCTGAATGATCCATTGGTGATGTACTCTTCCTACGCGAGGTACTATTCCTAGTATTCATATCTGCCTCTATTATATCATAATTCTCCTCAATAAAATCTATAATACGGTTCTCTATCGCCCATTTAAAAAAGTTCAATTGACCCAATGTTGTCTCCATATAATTATCCTCATCATACGGAATTCGAATTCGTTCCCACCTACAAAATGGATCAAACCTGATTTTAGAATATGCTTTTAATTTCAATTTATATTCATTATAAACCTTAAATCTGGCAGGTTCTCCTAAATGATTTTCTATTTCATATACAGTAAAATTCTTTTTGGCATAATTGGTAACAAACCAATCTACGATTCTTAATGAAATATTCGATTCACCATTAATAATCTCAATCATTTTTTTTAGGTTATTACGGTTCTCATAAAAATGTAACAAATTATTGAGAAGTAACTCATTCTGTGTTTTACAATTTGTTGTTATAGTTGCCATGATGATGTTGGTAATGGCGGCGGTTTTTTATATGGTTTTATATTGAAAACTATTTTTACAATAACCCCTTCAATTCTTTTCAGATTTTTTATCAGAAAATGGTTCCATCACATAAGAAGGAGTATTTTTGCCGGAATTTTTAGCCAGATAAAGGAAATAGTATTTAAGTCGATTATATTTAAATTTGAGAAGGAAAACATTTGTAGAAATTAAAGCTAAAAATAATAATATTGTTTTGTTCTCAAAAAAAGGATCCATTGTGAAAACTAATATAAGAAATAAAATAACAAACATAAAATCATGGGAAGATATATCCGCAATAAGATTCACAAAACACATAAAAATCATAAAATAAAATACATTTTTACTTTCCAAGAATTCTTTCATATCAATTTGAATATATCCAGGGGATTTATAATATGGGGGGATTTTATTTTAAGTATAAATATATTATATAAACTAATTTATTATGAGTGAAACAGATTCACCAGATCACCAAGATATTATGGAAAAAAAACAGGTATTAAAAGAAGCAGAAGAAAAAATGCAGGAATTGGAAGATTTAGTTAAAGAAACGAGTATTATATCATATGATCCTATATGTGTGCGTAAAAAATCAAATTGGAGTAAACCTGCAAATACATTTAAATTTGACGACGAAGATTATTCACCAAATATATTGAATAAATCTTTAGAGGATTATTCGCCCAAATTACATACTTTATTGAATAAAATAAGAGAACTAGATGAAAAAGATAAAAAACAGCATGGTAAATTATTCAAACATTTCATCTTTTCCGATCTAAAATTCGGAAATTATGGTGCAAAAATGCTGGCATCCGCACTTATTGCCAATGGTTATAATCTAGGATATAAAGCAGAACCTAAGCAAAAATATAAATCCACAAAATCTGGCAAAGCTGCAAAAAACAAGAGTAAAAAGAATTTCGAACCAATTGAATTATATTCAGATACAGTTCTCAAAAATACAGCAAATGATAATTTTTATATGTTATCTTCCGTGGGTGTTTACGACCAAAATATAACAGTGAAAATGAAGAAGGAAATGTTACAAAAATTCAATCAGCGGCCAGATAATGTGAATGGGGAATTGATCAGGTTTATTATATTAGACAGTGGATTCAAAGAGGGTATTGATTTATTTGATGTGAAATATGTACATGTATTTGAACCATCGACATATCTCGCCGATCAAAAACAAGTGATTGGCCGTAGTACGAGAACATGTGGTCAAAAAGGCATAGAATTTCATCCAGTATATGGATGGCCTCTACATGTATTTATTTACGATTTATCAATACCGGATAAAATCAAAAGTTCTCTATTAGGTACTAAAACAGCAATGGAATTATATTTGAAATCTATGAATATGGATCTCAGGCTTTTGAATTTTACACACGATCTTGAAAAAACAACTGTTCTCGGATCCGTCGATTATGAACTAAATAAAAATGTACATAGTTTTTCTATACCAGTTGAAGATTCATCTACAGAGACGATATATGGTGGAAAGGGTGAAGAAATAGAAACTATCAATTTGGCCGATATTATTCGAGGTATAGCATCTGATACTGGAAAAAAACGATTAACACATTCGGAAATGCGTGATCATATAAAACAACATTATGGTGAATTTGCATGGGATGCGGTAAAAATGGAGAACCTATGTGAGGAAAAACCAAAGGGCGGTAGTGGGCAAATTATAAATTATACTCCTACACAAGATTTTATTCGTCATTATTTTCATCCATATAATCCTATAAAGGGTATGCTCTTATACCATAGTGTAGGAACTGGCAAAACATGCTCGGCAATAGCAGCGGCTACCTCAAATTTTGAAAAGAATGGATATACAATACTTTGGGTTACGAGAACAACCCTCAAAAACGATATTTGGAAGAATATGTTTGATCAAGTATGTAATGAGAGTATTCGTAACAAAATATTATACCAAGATTTGGAAATACCCAAAGATAATAATAAACGAATGAGATTATTATCCAATGCATGGAAAATCCGGCCCATGTCATATAAACAATTCAGTAATTTGGTATTGAAACAGAATGCAATGTATGAAAGTCTGGTGAAAATAAATGGTACGGAAGATCCTCTTAGAAAAACTCTGCTCATTATTGACGAGGCACATAAATTATATGGTGGGGATGATCTTTCTTCTATAGAAAAACCAGATATGGATGCGCTTAAACAGGCTCTACAACACTCATACCAATATTCTGGGCCAGATTCTGTACGCCTGTTATTGATGACTGCCACACCTATTACTAAGGATCCTATGGAGTTGATCAAACTGGTGAATTTATGTAAACCGGGTATGGAACAAATGCCCGCGAATTTCGACGATTTTTCGACAGAATATTTGGATGAAAATGGCGATTTTACATCAAAAGGTCGCGCACAATATTTAGATGATATTGCTGGATATGTGAGTTATTTAAATCGAGAAAAGGATGCGCGACAATTTGCACAGCCGCGTATTGAACATATACATACACCTATTGTAAAAGATCTGAAAAATGTAGAAAAATTCGATAAAAAAATAATGCGCGATGTATTAGAAGAAACATCGACCGATTTTAAAAAGGCGATAGAAGAAGAGACAAAGAAAATAGAAAATGAATTTGAGAACATGAATAAAAAGAAATTCGCTTTTTTGAAAGAGAACATGTGTAGCGATTTAACTGGAAAACAAAAAACCCAATGTAATAAAGTGGTGAATCAAAATATTATAAAATTAATAAAAGAGGCAAAGGAATATATAACCGAAATTAAAAATAAAATCAAGGGATTCAAAACAATGGCGAAAGAACAAAAACGGTCAAAAACTGAAAAAATAAAAAATATAGGTAAGAATATAAGTCAATATATGGGAGAATATCAGAAATATAAGGCAACACTTTTATACGAATTGAAAAATAAATGCTCAAAAAAGCTTAAAAATGTAGGCAAATTGGAACAAGAAATAAAAGATCATCCCGCAATTAAAGAATACGATGAAGAAATTGCCAAATATAAGGAACAAATTCGCGATTTGGATGGTAATATACAAACTCTTATAGATCAATATAGGATTCGTGTAAAACAATTGAAGGCGCTATTGAAAACGGATTTGAATACTACTGAAAGAAATGTGATTAATATGGTTCTTCGCGATGAACGCAAAGAATTTGGTCGGATGAGGCGTCTTACAGTAAAACAAAATACAAATCTTAAAAAGGATTTGAAAAAGGACATTAAAGACATCGAGAAACATCGCACCAAACAAAAGCGCGAAGTCATTAAAAATATCAAAAAATCGATTAAAGATCAAAATAAAAAAATAAAACAAACCAAAAAACAAATAAAAAATATAAGAAAAACAATCCGAACTAAAGGTGTCAAGAATGAGGTATTGAAATCTATGGTAGATAAATATCAAGATCAGATAAAAGCCGATTTGGTAGAAGTACATAAAGCAGAACTAGAAAAACAGCGTAAAAAAGAGGAAGAAAAAGAAAAGAAAAAACAAGAAAAGGAAAAGGAAAGACAAAAAGTCCGCGAAGAGAAAAAAAAAATACAAGAAGAGAAAAAACAAAAAGCACGCGAAACAAAAAAACGGCTTCAAGAAGAAAAAAAAGCGGAGAAGGAAAAAGAAAAATTAGCAAAAAAAGCTGCTAGAAAAACAAAAAAGAATAAATCACCTTAAAAATTATATATCGGAAATAACTGTTGGATCATTCGATCCAAGTTCTAAATAAAATCCGTTTGTTTTTTCTTTTACACCTTTTCGCATCCAAAATGCGCAAAGTTGGCCAACATTTATAATACAAATTTGTCTTGATGTGATTGTCCGTTATACATATTATATTATAACATGTATACCATGAATTTATTTATATATATTATCATTATAATTTTTCTACTGACGAGAATACTGCTCGTCCTACGCAAAATACCTCCGAAGCTAGAGATTCGCTTCGCTTATCTTACGCATTGTCCAATATTTTGAGCTTTGACCCCATTCTTTTATAATAGAAATTATTATACTGCATTCCCGTTTCCAATGATTTTCTTATTGTTTTTTCACTAATTTGTAATTGTTTTACACACTGATCCTTAGATTCAAATTCTTGTACTAGATTTTGTTCTAGATCAAATCGGCCTATACCATCTTTATACAATACAGGTACTCCATATTGTTCTTCAAAATTGTTGCGTAATTTATCGTCACAATTATTATATAACATATAAAAATGTCCATTTGTTATTTTTCCTTGTTTTACGGGTTCATCTAATGCCGAACATGATTTATATCCATTTTCTATTGCCGCCGTTTTTCTATTCAAATATACATTCAATATAATTGTTTTATTTGCATCTAATTTTGCAATATAATCCAAATTTTGTGGTTTGGTAACTTTGGTAGGTTGATAATTTTGTATAATTGTTGGATTTGGATTTTCACGATCTATATACATCCATCTGAACCCACGATATATTGTATTATAATTGATTGCATTCACCAAACTTTGACGATTTATATGACCCTTACCTTCTTTAATACATTCTGCTGCAGATTCATATAGTTTTACTAATGTTCCTGTTTCTGGATTTATTTTTTGTAGTCGTGGTCCTAATGTTGGAAGTGGTGTATTGAAATTTGTAGCAGTTTTAATTTGCGGTTTATTAAGTTGTTCCATTATTTGTTTATTTTGGGTCTCTAAGTTATCTATTTTTTGTAATAGTTTCTGTATTATATCGGGATTTGTTTGTGTATTTGACACATTTGCATTTATTTGAATATTTGAATTTATAAGTTGTTCTAATAGATTCTTGTTTTCTTGGCGAATAATATCCACAATATCATTCACTGACCATTCATTGAATTTACTGATATTATCGGTGATTAGTTTGGTAAGTTGCATATATGTAAGTTTGTTATCTATTTTAAATAATTCATTTTCTTTTTCATGATTCGGTAAATCTTTTACTTTATTTGGTCGAACTTTGTCATGTTGATGTATAAAATTTTCAAATTGCTTACTTCGTTTTACTTCATAACAATCCAATAATAAACATTCTTCGTAGTTTTTTTTGTGTTCTTTATATCGTGATTCAACGCCATTACGGCTTTCACCAATTTTAATTACATAATCACCATTTTCATATGTTTTGACTTTTATAATATATACTAATGATGTTGGGAAATTATATTTTTTGAGTAAAATATCTTGTTGTTGTAGTGATTTTTGTTCTAGCAATTTTTTATCTATTGATTTATTAGCTTGTTCTAATTGTTGTTGTAAATCATATACGCCTTTCAAACGAATTTCTTTAATTACATCACATACCCAATTTTGGAATGTTTCTGCTATTGGTTTTCTTGATTTGAATAATATTTTATATAGTCCTTTTTCAGTTAAAAATGTTACTTGTTGTTTTCCACCAGGGGTGTCAATAGTATTGACAACCTTTTCAGTTTCATTAAAATGTTGTATTGTAGCACGAATATTTGTCATTTCTAAAATCTCACCTATATCACTTGCTCTAAACAATGGTTCTTCTGTAGTTCCGTTAATTACAATTTCAGTATGCAAATTATTTGAGGCGAATGATTTAATTACTTCCATTGTTTAAATATGGGAGTATATTTATATATTACACCCTTTCATTTATATTAATTTTATAAATATATATAATTAATAAATAACCTGAATTTTGAAGTAAAATATTTATAATTAATATTACTTTTTGAATAATTAATTCAAAAAGTAATTATTTTGTTACTGATATTTTATTATAATAAAATAATAAAAATATCCACTGCATACATGCAGTCTAGTTACTATACGCGACGCCGGCCATACCACTCATAACGCGAAGAACGTTATAGTTGACGGCATAGACACGAACCTTGGCGGTATTAGTACCGGAAACGGTGGCGGAGGAAAGAACAAGCTGAAGCACTGCATTATCAATGCGAGAGAAGTTGCACGAACCGGAGGGTTGGTGCTCCTCGGGGCGTAAAGCAAAGCTGTAAACATTGATACCAGTATCGGGGGCACGAGTGTGGTGCTGGAAGGGCTGAACCACATCGAAGTAGGAACCTTCACGCTCGGAGAAGCGGTCCTGGCCGTTGAGCTGGAGTTTAGCAGTAACGCAAGGATTCTCACCCCAGCAGTGCATGTCAAGAGCAGTCTCAGCAAGAACGAAAGTACCAGCATCGGAGAGACCAGATGTGGTATTGGCACCAACCTGGGCATCGAAGGGGTACATGGAGGTAGAGTTGGAGGTCCAGCCATTACCGGCAACAGCAACATCCATACCACCGGCCATCTGGAAAAGACCAGTAGAGGTGATAACACCGTTAGCACCACTGACCTCAGCAGGGCCACCAAAGGCATGGATGGCATTGGGAAGAGCATCAATAGAATCAGTGTAGTTGAAGGGCTGGGCACCAAGAGTTCTATAGAGGAGCTGAGAAGCATCAAGGGAAGAGCAGTAGTCAACATTGGCATCAGGCTGAACAACCCAGATCAACTCCTTAACAGGGTGGTTGAAGTTGAGTTTGATCTTGTTGGAAGAGGAACCAACAGACTCATCACCAGTGAACTGGAGCTGCTCGAAGAGGTACTCGTGGGGGTTCTGAGCCATCTTGCGGCGCTCATCAGTATCAAGGAAGATATAGTCAACATAGAGGGAAGCAGCAACAAGAGATTGCTGGTAAGCAGCAGTGACAGATTTGATACCAGAGGTGGAGGTGAGGTCATTGACGGCCCAGAGACACTCGCCAATAGGACGGAGATCAAGGTTGATCTTAACTTCGTGATACTGTACGAATCACTTATACCCTCCCTTTCGGGATATTTATTGGCATTCTCGTATGCGATCAACCATATAAAAAACATACAAGAACATAAGCCAGGGGCTAGACTATATCTTAAGCCTTCATAGAGGTTGATTAATCCTCTCAGACCCATAACCATTTAGTCGTTGAACCTTCTCCATATTCTAATCAATAACGAACTTAGGAGCTTGGCTGCTGATTGCCGATTTCAGATGTATTTACATCTTTATCCGTGGGATTTTCACCATATTTGAAGTAATTTTTCTTCAACCACAATACGCTTTCGCGTATTGCTTGGTACCCAAGAAAATTATTATATTTTTTATGAAACCGATTAATATTCACAATATTGTTAAAATAGTAATGGAGGTATATTTTGTTAGATTTATTTTTATTTTGGTAAGTTAATAATGGTTGTAAATTTGTCCAATGAAAGCAAATATTTTTATTTTTTTCATCATTAAAATTGAATAAAGATATAGGTATTATATGATCAATTTGCCAATATTTTCCAAGATTATCCCATGTCATTTTATCATCAAATCTAAATTCAAGCCATTTTTTTAAGAAATCTAAATTACATCCAATAATATTTTTATAAGATGTTGGTTTATTATTTAAAAACTTATGAATTTTAGATCTAAGTATTTCTGATAATTGAAAGTTTTTATCCGTCTTTCGTTTCTCTTTTATCTTTTCTTTCTTAATTGGCAAATAATCTTTGTTTTTTTGTTTTATATGATCTTTTATTTCAGGACGATTTCTGTATTCTTTTCTTTGTTTATTTATTTGTTCAATATTGTTAATCCTATATTCTTTATTTTGTTTTAATAGTTTTTCTTTATTGTCCTGATAATATTTTTTTAACTTCTTATTAATTTTATCTCTATTCTGCTTTCTATAATCTTTTCGACAATTTTTACAATCATATCTTAAACCATCTGGTGATGATTTTAATTTACCAAAATTAGATATATCTAATAATGTTTTACATTTACAGCATGTTTTTTCCATTTTACCATTAATTGCGCTTCTTTTTTTATATTGTTTCATAATATAATATTTTCTTTTTGCGGCTTTACGGGTTTCCAGCAATTTGGATATGTTGCCACCTGTTACAACCTTAGCAACAAGCGACTAGCATCTGGGTTTGAGGAAACATTTCCTCCTGAGACCACAACAAATTTTTGCCAAAGCAGAGCTCAGATGCTTTGGGTTGGATGCTTTTCTGCCCTACAGATTTTAAGGCAATAAGGGGCAATGCAAGACCAGGGGATCTCGAGAACCAGAAGAGAAGAGGAATATAGAGGGTAGTCTCAGGAAGAGCCTTGCGAGGAGCGCAAACCTGGGTAGGGCCACCAGCAGCAGCACAAGGGCCGTTAATATCAGCGAAAGTGGGATCGGTGATATAGGTGAGCTGAGTGGTATTACCAATCATCTTGAAATAACCACGTTGTTGTTCAGAAGTCATTGTAAGTTGATTCCAAATGTGCATCCAATCACCGTATTGACGATCGATTCTTTGACCACCAATTTCAACTTCAACTTGAGCAATAAGTTGTTCACCTGGGAAATCTAACCAACGAGCATAAACTCCTTGATCCTTGTCCAAGAACAAAAGCTCCTAGACCCATAAGTTGGTTAATTTCAGGAAGAGTTACTTGAAGATAAGTACGGTAAGCAAGATCTCCATTTCTAGAAATTACACATTGGACACGACGTCCAAAATCAGCTTGACCGTTAAATGTTTGTTCAATAGATTCAATTGCAAAGTTAGTATATCTGCGATAAGTAACTTTCCAAAAAGTAATTTGAGGATTACCTGTACATTTCCTCTACCTTATCTTTCAATAAGGATTAAAAAGAATCTATTTTTTATTTATATAATATTCATATGTTTCTTTACTTAAAATAAAATCTTCCGAAAACCATTTAGTCGTTGAACCTTCT